GCAGTATATCTCCCATAGCACCTCACGGTGCTACAAAAGTCCAACCAGATCTAGTCCCCTAACAGGGGTACATGTCTGGGTCGGAGCCCAGCGGCCACCTTGATAGGTGGCTGGCCAGGCACTGTCGGACTCTCCCTCAAGGTCAGCCTCTAGGCTGGCCCCGACCAACCCTTAAAGGGGTGATCTCCACCCAAGTTTCATGCTAGACGACTTGGGGCGTCCAGAACGCTCTAGGTGTTCGCTAGTAGAAACCATCGGAACGAGGTGTTCCAATGGGTGTCGAGACCAGGACTCTTCCGAGTCCAAGGCCTGACTGCCGGAGTGAAGCCAGGGAATTGAATCCCTTAAACTAGCTCCCTTGTCCAGCTTAAGCAAACACTTAAGAAGGGCACCAGTCCCCCCCAAAGGATTCTGAGGGGGTTTGGCCTTCACTACATATCCCTTAACGACAGGGATATGAAGGCTTGGGTGTAGCTTACTATCAGGCCACTGTGTAGCGCCTGATCGGTCCACAGCAAGTAGTTTATCGCTGTAGGCTAGAAAGCTAACCCTGCCCAGCAATGAGGACGTGGGTTGGATGGTCGGAAAGTGTGTCAATACCTTCCGAATTTGCCCATCCAGCCACTGCACGGTCTTCCAGTAACCACTCATATAGAGTTGGTTCCGAAGAGACACGAGCGACTGTACCTCATTAGCATCCTGCCGTCGTGCAGGGAACTCTTGCCGGACACGAGTTATACTAACATCGTGCCCATTAAAGTACTCCCTGCCACAAGACTCCCTGAACCTTCCGGTCCAGAAACTCTTGTCGGTCCCTACTTGAGCACCGAAATGCTCAAGCATATCGACGACGGTAAGCACGTGATCCACGGGTACGATCAAATCGTCCCCGTAGACGCGCACCTTATCCGCAAAGAGTCTATACAGATCTTTGCGGCAAAGTGTTGTGCTAAGCGACTTCTGAATCCCCAAGAAGATCAATGTCGTAAAGACCATTGCTTCGAAGGGGAAACAGAGCGCTGAACCCATAGACGCGAACTTCGCGAGGCGAATTACTTCGCCGTCGGGAAGCCTAGCCCGTCTAGAACGGGTCGCATCAACGGCCCCTGACAAATGAGGCCACTGTTGCAACATCGCTCTAACGAGCTGATTAGAGACTCTATCGGAAGCGTCACTCAGATCGAGTGTCGCAGTTCGGTTATCAGCCGAACCAATTCGAGCAAGCTCCTGGTTAGGAACTTGGTCGTCAAATCCGATAACCCTCGAAAGGAAGTTATCCTTACCGAGGTACGCGAGGAGTCGCTGGAGTATGGCCTGCTGCATATACTGCATGCAAGTCGGCTCCATGGCGATCACTCGCGGAGTCTTAAGCGTCTTAGGTACGAGGGTAACCTGTACAGGTACCTCCGCGCCAGGTTCGAGGAAGTCAACTCCTGCCAACTGGTGATAACTTCGCCAATTAGGCAGCAGATTCTCGCCGGCCGCGAGGCCAGCTTTTTCGAGACGTTCGGTCCAGACCGTTTGAATGAACTTTTGGTTACCCTTAAGTCCATCAGCGGTGGATCCTGGACCGTGCCTTGGTATGTGACGCCCATAGTAGATATCTCTATCTACCTTGGCGAACACACGACCAAAGAGCATGTTCGACATTCTAACAAACTCTCTAAGATCGCTCTCAGAGAGTTCATTGTCGAACAAACGGACTTCCTGCTCACACTTGACATAGTTCCGCACTGACTTACGCTTCCTCGCATCGCTGCAAGGAAGCTCCATCTTACCAAACATCAGCGTTAGCTGACGAAGGGCAATGATGGAGTCAACGCAGGGCTCATCAAGTAGCACACCACTATCACGGTCGAACACACGACTGAAGAAACCTCCGAGAAATCGGGGGAGACTTCTCCCACGTTCAGTGATGAACGCGGGATGGCTAGTCACCTGTCCCTGGTCAAGCCATTTTTGGATGGCCTTTCCTAGGGAAGGTAGGGTAATCGTTAGAAACGACAACCCCTCATGTTCGATCCGAGCCGAGACGGTATTAATGTCTCGGCTGGCGCTAGTGCAGCATTGGATGGCGGATTCCTCTGCCATCCGGGACCAGAGTGACATCAGGCTTTTCATCGTCCCCTCCTTTCATGGGAGGGTTAACGAATCCATAGCCTATGTCACTAACATCTAGCCCTGATTACGCTCCAGGCTGTTACGCCTGATTCTGTCAACCCGGCCGAGAGGCCAGCGACAGATGGCAGCGTTTTCAGGCGTGAGTCGGCACAACAGATCCGACGTCGTGAGCCACGTTTCGTCCACGTCATCCCAGATCGGCACTTCGCAGTGCGGATCGAAGGACTCGTGAACGTTGCAGTCCACGACATAGCGGAAACCGAACCATTCGTCTTGGGCTGCCAGCTCCGCGTTAGCGAAGCGGCAAACCTTCATGGCGAAGGCTAGGTTTACGGGGTACAAACTCTCCCCGGGATCGTGTAGCATTACTGTTACCTTTCTCGGGAAGAACCCGATCGTTGTTATGATACACGCCATAGGCTAGTACCACGGAGCTGACCCCCTTACGGGGGCTAACCTATCACCGCTAAAACGGAAACCAGCCGAAGAGCTTTTCGCTCACAACGGACAGGTCCCGTTCAGACAGTGAATTGATGATGCGGTCGGCGAGACTGAACAAGACAAAGACCATTGTGAGCGTTTTATAGCTCACTTTGATCCTTATGTCAAGCTCATTCACCTCGACATCATCACGGCGGCGACGCTTACCTATCTTCAGAAGATGATCGTCTCTTTCGAGATCCTCACCCTCTGTCGACGGTTGAGCGCCGTCCTCCCTACGATTCACCACCAATTAGCTTGGTGATGACCGCATCCGAAGTTGCAGTGTACAAGGCCTTGAAGCCATTGTACACTTGCATGATCTCCGCGTTCGTGTAACCCGCAGGCGGAACGTCAACGACCAAATAAATGGCCGAATTGACCTTCACGTTCTGCGTGTTAATATACGGGTCCGGAGTAACCTTCGAGTGGTCGAACCTCAGAAGATGCCGCAACCTGCCCTGCTTCACAGGGGTATGGTTTAGCGACAGCTTCCACAGTCCATCAGCGGATGTATACGCGGACTCGTTTCCCTCCGAAAAAGTTCTCGGAAGGGGCGTAGTTACCGCGTTAATCGTGATGGACTGAGGATCGGTTAGTGCCATAGGCATCACTCCTAGGGCTGTGGTCTACAGCCCCATTGGCGTTACGCAGATAGGTACATCCCTCAGCGACTCTTAGTTATACCAAGAGCGCCAAGGATGGTCTTCTGTCTGCCGGTTAGACCGGCATCGGTCAGACCAAACCCATAGGGGTTTGCCCGTCGTCGTGCCTTCGTCTCAGTGACGAAGACCATCGACGTCGGATACACGGAATCACCGAAACAACTCCCGGTGGGTCCGGTATGATAATAGGTACGTTTTGATACTACATGTTCCATTACGTACCCATATCGCATCACCAGACCATCGATCTTGAACGCTTGGAAGTTCGAAATGACACTTCCAGCGTCTGAGAACCAATCGACAGCCCAGCTCCACGGCATAACCTCCCAAAGAACTTCGGGAGTCAGGTCAAGACCCAGCAATTTTGTTGCTGCGTCCACCCTACCATAGCCCTCCGGAACAGGAGGTGCATAATTGGTAAAGGCGCCTGAGAACCACCGGTTGACGGTCGTAACCGTTGTCTGGTAGGTTCTGCCTGCCGTGTTCGGGAACACAGTATCGCAGATTGTAGATGAGGGTATGTATGCCGGCGTTGCCGGCTCCCTCACCAACTGCGTATCTGTGCTCACGATAGGTGGAAAAGAATACCTGCGACGAACTACTCTGCCCAGGTCGCGCTGCATTTGCCGCACGACCTTGTCAAAGTAAATGACACCGTAAGCGAACTTAGCGATGTCATTAGCCAACGGCTTATATCCGAACTCAACGTTCAGATAGTCATTGCCTGCTGCTTTAGCAGACAGTGCCCGAGCTTCCCAGGTGGCCGCCCCCATTAGATGGGGAAGACCCTCCCGGTACAACTCGATAAGTGTCGTGGCCGCGTTCGCAACCCTGGAGTCCGGCTTACATATACTAATGGCCTTCGCGCCCCACGCATCCAGTCCAGCATTACTGCTATTCTGGTACGCGGGCCACGGGTTGGCAGGAATCCCCGAAGGGATGCTGCCACCTGTAAAGGACATTTTCATGTTATACCCAGTATGTAGGGTATCTCTGTATGAAGCTTTTGCAGAACGGAAGACAGCTGACTCAGGTGTCTCCACGTACTGCTTCTTCATCAGAAAGTCGCCTCCAGCGTCTCCTTGAATTGACCCACGTTTACGGGCCAACCAAGAAGGGTGATTCTCAGAAAGCGTTTCTTGCTTTCCCATGAACCCAGCATGCCCGGATTCCACATGGATAACGTAGTCAGGGTTATCCTTTGTGGTACCGTGTAGCACCCCTTTCCACCCTTTCCAGGGTAGATCGCGGCGCTTGGTCTGCTGGGCCAATGGCCACCAGAGCTCCTTAGGTCCTAGAGGGTTAATTCCCTCTAATTGCTACCCCAACAATGGTCGCTCCCCCGGAAAGGGAGCACCTGGTGTAAACCAGGACGCCTACGGCACGGATTAGCGGGCATAACGCCCGCTTCAACGTGCTCTCAGCGGAACCACCATAGGGGTACAGATGTACTGCACTGCGCCGGGCCCCCTTACGGGGG